ATGTTATCTAATGGTAGCATAGAACAAAATTTTTTTTCCGATAAGATTGGAAGAGAAAAAGATATTCAATTCTTTAGAGTCTCAACTGATAGTATATTTGAAAACATAAATCCTAGATATCAAATTGGTATAGGAAATAGTATATTCGGTTCAGCTAATACGGATATAGAAAGTTTAGATACTATCTATAAATTTTCAGAAGATACCGATGATGTAGAAATATTATTTGACCAAATATTAATTACATCGGATAGACTTATATTTAATAGCAGAAGTAATGTGGGTGATATATCAATATCATCCGGTAGAAATATTAACTTGGGAGCTGCTGTTAATTTCACATTAAACAATCAAGGTCAATCAGTTATTAATTCTGGTAATATTTATTTAGGAGAGAAAGCTAGAGATAAAAAAGAACCAATGGTATTAGGTGACGAGTTAAGAGCATTACTATTAAAATTCGCTGAGATACTACAGAATTCAAGAGCATTAGTTCAAGGAGTTCCTATACCATTATATGATAGGGAAACAGGAAGTCCAATGTTTAATAGAATACAAGCTTTAATTGATGAGTTAAAAGAAAGAACTCCTGATGACAATGGGGTTTATGATGATGGACCAACAAAATTTTTAAGCAAAAAACATTTTATAGAAACAAATACAGATAGGAGTAATAATAATGAAGGTTAATATATTTAAGAAGTTAATAAGAGAAGTTATAAGAGAAGAATTAGATTATAAGTTTTCTGCAGTTGAAAAAAAGTTAGATGAAGTGTTAGTTAGTAATAAAAGTAGTAATATAGTTGAAGATAGAGTGTCACAGCATAACTTATCTCCGAGTGAAAAAAATACACCAACTTCTAACACAAAAGTTCCAATGACTAAAGATTCAATATTAAATGACATCTTAAAAGAAACTGCTCATTCAGGCGAATGGAAGAATATAAATAAGGAAGCGGAAGTAAAATCGGTAACCGAAGATACTGCTGGTTTACCTGACCATCTAGCTAATGCTCTTAACAAAGATTATTCACAAGTAATGAAGAAAGTAGAAGAAAAGGAAAAGTTTAGAAATGGGGCTTAAAGAAGACATAGCAGCTGCTTTTATAAAAAATCTTCAACCAACACAGACTGGTGAAAATTTTAATTTTGATGATAAAGCAATTGATAAGATAGATATTTTAGCAGAAGATTTAACTGATGCTATAATTACATTTATCCAATCTCAAACATTTACTGTAACTAAATTAAAAATGACATCAGTTGGAACTACAGTTATGACACCCGTTGGTCCTGGTACTGTAGTTGGTGCTGATGGAACACCTAGTAAAATATTTTTAGAAATGAAATCATCAGAAGAGGGTGTAGCTACAACAAACCCATTAGGTGCAGTTGAGTCAAATGTTTCTAAAGTTGTATTAAAAACCATAGCGCCTGGAACGGATAGGGAACCTGTATAATGCCAATACTAGATAAAAGAAAAGATAGATTTATAGAAGACCAAGATAGTAGGGTATCAGTTGGAATAGACTTTCCCTTTAACAGAACTGCTGGTGGTAGTGGATTATTTAATACTACAGAAACTACTATTGATGCTATAAAAGCTAACATACAACTTTTATTACAAACCAATCAAGGTGAAAGATTATTTCAACCTAACTTGGGTGTTAATTTAAGACAACTTCTTTTTGAGCAAATGACGGAAGATTTACAGATACAGATTGAAAATAATATCGTTGATGTTTTTGAAAGATGGTTACCATTTGTAAATTTAACAAACATTAATGTTGAAAGAAAAAACGATGTTAGTCAAACAAACATTAATATAGAATTTAATATAAGAAGAACACCAAACTCATTGGAAAGTGTTCAGGTTACATTTGATGGTGTCGGTGGCACCACAACAACAAGTGATGGAGCTTACTAATGGCATATACCGATAAACAAAAACTAATAGAAACAAATGTAAATTACACAAGTAAAGATTTCAGCACAATTAAAGCTGACTTGATTGAGTATACCAAGTCTTACTTTCCTGATACATACAAGGATTTTAATGAAACATCACCTGGTATGATGTTAATAGAATTATCAAGTTATGTTGGTGATGTTCTTTCTTATTATATTGATTACAATTATAAAGAAAACTTATTAGCAACTGCAACTGAAAAAAGAAACGTAAGAAGACTTTCTGAATTTCTAGGATATAAAGTTCCTAACAAAACACCATCCGTTGTTCGTTTAAAAGTAACAACAACTATAAATGCTGATGGAACAACCGGTCTACCATTATACGGAACTGCTCCATCATCAATAGATAGTGGATTACAAATTGCTTCAAATGTAGATTCGCAAATACTTTTTGAAACTACAGGTGAAATTGACTTTACATCAAGTGGTTCAATACAAGTTGATGATGATCCTCTTACAAGCGCTCCAATATTAAATTCAGATGGTGAAGCTAGTTCATATACCCTTACACGATATGTAAGAGCCGTTTCCGGTCAAACAAAAACAAAAACATTTACCATATCAAGTCCAACTAAGTTTTTAGAATTGGATTTAGGTGAGGATAATGTAGTTGAGATATTAAGTTGTACAGATAGTTCAGGACTTACATGGTATGAGGTTGATTATCTAGCACAAGAAAAAGTTTTGAAAGAAACCCATTACTCTAATGATGACAATAGAACTACTGCTTATGATCAAGGTCTTGGTGAAGAAAACGGTGGAACTAACTCCATTATACCTATTCCTTATGTTGCTGAATACATAAGAACTAATAAAAAATTTATATCAAAGTTTGATGAGGATACACAAACATATAAAGTTTGTTTTGGTAATGGGTTATTTAAATCCGGTGATAACGCTACAAATGTAGATCCTGTAGAACAAGCTGGTGTAACAGTAAATGGAACAGCTTTATCCGAAATACCTGGTGCTATAAGTTCTACAATAAGTAATAACTTAAATTTAGGTGAGACTCCAACAAACACTACATTAACCTTTTCATATAGAGTAGGTGGTGGTGCTACATCAAATGTTCAAGCTGGAGAACTTACCACCATAAACAATGCTCCTGATGGTGTAACTATATCTGTAACAAACGATGAACCTAGTGTCGGTGGAACGGATGGTCAAACTGTTGATGAGATTAGAAATAATGCTAGTGCATTTTTTGCTACTCAACTTCGATGTGTAACCAAAGAGGATTATACAGCAAGAATACAAAGTATTCCAGCAAAGTTTGGTAGTATTGCTAAAGCTTATGTGGAAAGATTAGATGGTGGAGGTCTTTTAGTGTCCACCCTTTCTTACAATCAAGATAAACAATTAGTTCAAACACCACAACTTGTTTTGCAAAATGTAGCAACATACCTTAATCAATTTAGAATGATTAATGACCAAGTTGATTTTGGTTTTGAATTGGACACCGATGGTGACGATGAAGTAGATACATTATTTTCCGGTTACATAATAAACTTTGGTGTTAGGTTTGAGGTAAATGGCGATAGACGATCTAATCCAACAGAAGTTAAATTAAATGTAATCCAAACCATAAAAGATTTTTTTAAAGTTGAGAAGATGCAGTTTAGGCAATCAATTAATTTAAACGATTTACAATACAATATATTAGGGCTTAATGGTGTAATTGGAATTAAAGAGTTAACATTATTTCAAGATGGAAATAGTAATTATGCTGAAGGTAGAAAATTATATTCTTTTCAAGGAGATGGTGATTCTATAAGTGGTGGAGAAAGTGGATATGGTTTTCAATATACATTTGGAAGGGTAGATGGTGAAGCTTCACTTGAAAATGGTATAATTAAACCATCAGTAACACCATCGGTATTTGAATTAAAGAATCCAAACCAAGACATTTATGGGAAGGTAATATAATGCATAGATATTTTTTTACAACCAAAGATACTTTTATTAATAGTGGTTCTGATTCAATTACAGGCGAAGACTTTAAGGATAAGAACACAGGACAAGATGAGATACTTGAATTGAAAAAAGTATTTTTTAATAGAACATTTTCTTATCAAACAAGAGTTCTTGTTCAATTTGATACTAACGAAATAGAAAACTATATTAGCTCATCTGTTTTACCAAATGACTATAAGTTAAATCTTAGACTTTACGAGACAGAAGGAACGAGTGGATTAAGTGAAGAATACACAATTGCTGCTTATCCTATAAGTGAATCTTGGGACGAAGGTGTCGGTAAAGAATCAGATGTTCCAAAAACAACGGATGGTTGTAGTTGGTTGTATAGAAAAAACCAAAACGGCTCGGAAATAAGTTGGACAGATCC